GTATCAGTTAGTATACATACATATATATAATCTGCATCCCAAGTTATTGCTCCTGCATTTCCAGTTGATGCTGCTGTAGCAGGAGGATTGCTAAGAATTTCAAAACTATTTGCATTTAGTTTAACTCTACCTGCATTTCCTCCAGTGTTATCAAAAGCACCAAATATCAGAGGAGTTGTAGTATTTGTGTTAGATATATAAAGTCTATCAGAGTTAGTCTCCTGAACACCTGCTTGGTGTCCAATAAACACACTGCGATTTAGAACTGTACTAGATAGTGTTGTTCTTCCTGCTTGATATCCAAGCATTGTATTTTGCTCACCCTGTCTATTTTGTTGATAGGCTCCTCTACCAATTAGAGTGTTTCTATTTGCATTTAATATAGATGCAACTGGTAGGCTAAATCCTGATCCCGTCAAAAGTCCTGCTGGAGTAAATCCATCATTTACTATAACTAAAGTATCTGTAACAATATAACCTGATCCACCATTAACAAGAGTTGCAACTGTAACTAATCCGCCAGAAACCGTTATGTCAAAGGTAGCAACACCACCACCATAACCTCTATTAGGATATAAACTAACTGCTAAATAAACTCCATCAGTATATCCAGAGCCAGGAACAATTGCTCCAACTGTTACAACTCCAGTACCAAGAAATACGCCAGTTCCTTGACCAACAATAGCATTATCAATAGATGATCCTAGTGAAGCACCAGCAGCAGCACCTACTGCAAGATTTGCAGTACCCGTTACAAGTCCGTTCCCAGCACTTGAGCCAATAAAAGTACCATTGGCAGTAGTTGCATACTGAGAAGCATTTGCTCCAATAGCAGTATGACTAGTAGCAGTAGTAGCAGTATTAAGTGCAAATGATCCAATAGCAATGTTATTACCATTGCCTGTTGTAAGGTTAGCAAGAGATGCTGTTCCAATTCCTAAGTTATTTTGTGATGTTGTAACATCTTCAAGTGCTCCAGACCCAATGGCGACATTGTTGCTTGCTGTTGAATTGGAAAAGAGTGTTGCTTGACCAATACCAACATTGTTGCCACCTGTTGTGTTATTTGCAAGAGAACTAGCACCAATAGCAACATTCTCACCACCAGTAGTGTTATCAACTAGTGCTGATGAACCAATTGCAGTATTGTTTGCACCAGTAGTATTAGCATAAAGTGCTCTAAAACCAATTGCAGTTTGATCGCTAACTGTATTAACACTGAGTGCTTGACTACCAATTGCTATAGACCTTGATCCCGTAATATTTGCATTAAGTGTTTGACCACCAAAGGCAACATTGTCAGAACCAGTAGTGTTTGCAAGAAGGGTTCCTGAACCGTAAGCAAGATTTGAATTACCAGTTGTATTAGCCTCAAGTGCACCATTACCAACTGCCATATTTCCTTGACCAGTTGTATTTGCAGCCAAAGCATTCAATCCAATTGCTACCATTTGTGATTCTGTTGTATTTGCAGCCAAAGCAGAACCACCAATAGCAACATTTCCATTACCAGTTGTATTATTTTGAAGTGCATTGTTTCCAATTGCAAGATTGTTATTAGCAGTTGTGTTGTTACCAAGTGCATTGTTTCCAATTGCAACATTTCCTGCACCTGTTGTATTATCAAATAATGCTGATCCACCTATTGCTGTGTTGGCATTTGCAGTTGTTAAAGAACCTAAAGCACTACCACCAATTGCAAGATTGTTATTACCTGCTGTTTGAGCACCAAGAGCAAAGTTTCCAATAGCAACATTATCATCACCAGTAACATTGTATCGCATAACATCAGAACCAATACTGAGGTTGTTTCTACCAGTTGTTGTGTCTACTTGTCCTCTTGAACCAATTGCTGTGTTCTGATCACCAGTAGTTAAATTTGAAAGGTTTCCATTATTACCAATAGCAATGTTACCAAATCCTGAACCAGTACCATTGTTAATATCAATTCCATCAATTTGCATTCCACTTGTGACTACTGGATCTCCAGCACTCATTACAAATGTATTACCTGTACCTGTTTGTGAATCAATACTTGATGTTCCTGCTGTGGATCTTATTGGTCCCGCAGTTAAATCTCCAGCACCTGTTGGTCCCGTCGCTCCTGTCACACCTGTAACACCAGTGACTCCAATATCTCCAGTTACTCCTGTTGGTCCTGTAGGACCAGTATCTCCTGTAACACCAGTAACACCTGAAGGTCCAGTAGCACCAGTGGTGCCTACTCCTGTAGGGCCTGTAGCACCCGTTACTCCAATATCTCCTGTGACTCCTGTTGGTCCTGTAGGACCAGTATCACCTGTAACTCCTGTGACACCTATGGGACCTGTTGGTCCTGTGTCTCCAGTTACACCTATAGGACCTGTAGGTCCAGTTGCTCCTGTAACACCTGTAACTCCTGCGTCTCCTGTAACACCTGTAGGTCCTGTAGGACCAGTGTCTCCAGTTACTCCAGTTACTCCTGTATCGCCAGTAACACCAGTAGGCCCAGTTGGGCCTGTGTCTCCAGTAACTCCTGTTGGTCCAGTATCTCCTGTGACTCCAGTAGCACCTGTAACTCCAGCATCTCCTGTAACACCAGTTGGTCCTGTAGGACCAGTGTCTCCAGTTACGCCTGTTGCTCCAGTATCTCCAGTGACTCCTGTAGGACCTGTTGGTCCAGTGTCACCTGTAACTCCTGTGGGTCCTGTTGGACCAATATCTCCTGTAACTCCTGTAGGGCCAGTATCTCCTGTAACACCTGTTGGTCCTGTAGGACCTACATCACCAGTTACTCCTGTGGGACCTGTTGGACCTGTATCACCAGTCACACCTGCATCACCTGTAACACCTGTTGGTCCAGTTGGACCAGTGTCTCCAGTTACGCCTGTAGGACCTGTTGGTCCTGTGGCACCTGTTGCTCCTGTAGAACCAGTTGATCCTGTAGGGCCTGTGGCACCAGTAGAACCAGTTGCACCAGTAGAACCAGTAGGACCTGAAGCACCTTCTGGTCCATCAAGCACTGTTACTGTATTATTAGTTTCATTTACTATAACTTGATTAGTAGCCATTATTGAGTCACCTGTGCAGATACTGTGATCTGTCCTTGTATTATTCTTGTAACAACTCCGCTAAGAGCGATTTCTAAATCATAAACATAAAATCCTGGATCAAGAGCCCCTGTTTGTGCGGAAGTCATAAGAATATCCATCTCTCCAGCAAGTGGTGTAATTGTAATGCCTCCATTAGAAGAGGTTAAATCTAAAGCAGAAGGATTTGGAGAAGCAGCCTGTAATCGCAATTGCATAGCAGCAGTATAACTAGTTAGGTCAATTGGGTTGCCACTACTATCTGCCCAAATAATTTGAGTGGTGTATTGAGCACCCTGGTCAATTGTGAAGTTGTATATTCCAGCAGTCATTATTCTTTCTCCGTTACCCAGATTAAAAAGCCACCTAAAGCAATAAAACTAATTGGTGGAAATATTAAGAATAGTCCGTATGATGCAAGACTTACTCCAATAACTTCTGTTGTTAGTGACCAATCAATTTCTGGTTTCTTTGCTTTCATGCTTCTCCTTTATAGTGAATAGAATCTTGCTACAGGCTTTACTGGTACTGGCACTGTTGCACGATCATAAGAAAAGATTGCTGCTACGCAAGCGTCAATCTTCTTTTTACTGTTTGCTTTTTGAATCATAAGTCCTCTTGAGGAAGTCTTGGTCATAGAGTTTGCTACATGTCTATTTAATGCTTCGTTGCCTGAGTGTGTAAATGAGTTATTCATCACTGCCTCGTAAAATTTAGCAGTTGCTGGAACCATTCGTTCTGCAGAGTTTGGATAACTCACCACTGGCATTCCTTCTTCATCAAACAACATAAATGTTCTTGAGTATCTTGCGGGATCAAAAACAACTTCTCTGATACTATAGTCTGGGTTTCTATAAGCATCAATAATAGTTTGTTCTACTTCAGCAACAGGTATGAACCAGGTCTGATCTGCATCATCTGGTCTTTCCCAAATTGCAAGGATATCTAAGTGAGGCTTTTCTCCACCTAAATACCAGGCAACTATTGCTGTTGAGTCTCCGTTAAAAGATCCATCAAAGCCAAGTATAACATCTTCTTGTGGAATCTGTTCTCTGTTTTTAAGAGTTAGTGCATCCCAAGAATCAGTAGGTATCCAAGTCTGGGCTGAGTCAGTCCAAAGGTTTAATCTCTTGGTTTTAAATTCAGCCTCTGGAGTTAATAGTACGGCAGACTTCATATCTTCCGCAGATAATATGTCGCCATAAGAAGGGTTCGCAATCTTCCAATTCTCTTCGTCTTTGTAATTTAACTTCTCGTCGCCCTGCCACCATGCGAACATAAAACTAGGATCCTCTACCTCACCTTTTGCAAGTTGAACACCTCGTTGATACATTTGATAACAGAGGGATTCTTTACCTGATGAGTCATACTTCGTTCCAGCAGTGGTAATTGCTACAAGCATTGGCTCAACTCTTGCTCCCATAGATAATGACATAGTGTCATACAACTCTCTATTTGGCTGACTATGCAACTCGTCAAATGCCACAAATGTAGAGTTTAAACCTTCTTTCGTGAACGCCTCTGACG